GATACAGTTAATACTTTAACTTTAACTAATTCTGCAGCATTTCCAAACGCTGGTTTTATTGTAATAGAAAAAGTAGATCAAAATGCAACTATTTCTGTTGGAGGAGCAACACAAAATAATCCAAATTTTGGACAATACATTAATGAAACTATTCAATACACAAATAACAATACAGGCACAGGAGTTTTATCTGGATTGACAAGAGGTACAGCTGCTCCTTTTAGAGGAATTACTTTTTCTAATACTACGGCAACAACTCATGCAAACGGAGCAAAAGTTTTTGGATCTTATTTAGCAACAGCGATTGCTACTACCGTAGAAGTTGGTCCAGCTTTACCTAATGGTAATCAAGCTACGGAAACACAATATAATTCTATAACAGTTCCTTTAGTATCTAATGCTGGAAGCACCGTAACAGGGGGCGGTTTTCAGTGTACAATTGGACCCGTAAATGATAGAGGTTAATTATGTCAGGAATTAGTTACAGTACATTAGTTACACAAATTAGAAACTACACAGAAGTAGATGCTAATGTTTTTACAACTGATGTTTTAGAAAATTTTATTTTAAATGCTCAACAAAGAATCATGATGGATTTACCTATGGATTCAGACAGATTCGTGGATCAAGGTACAATGGCAACAGATGTAAATAATATTAGAGTTCCAGGAGGAGCTTTATTTATTAGAGGTGTTGAAGTATTTAATACTACAAACTCAACTGAAAAAGGCACATGGTTAGAAAGACGTGATCAAACTTTTTTAAGTGAATATGTTGGAAGATTAACAGGTCCAGAAGGATCAACTACATCAGGAGCAGATGTTACTGGAAAACCTAAATATTACTCAATGTTTGGAGGAGCTACAGGATTATCTGATACTACTTCAGGATCAATTTATTTAGCACCTACTCCAGATGCTAATTACATATTTAGAATATATTATAATAAAATGCCTGATACTTTAGAAGCTAGTAATCAGACAAATTATATTAGTTTGAATTTTCCTCAAGGTCTGTTATATGCTTGTTTAGTTGAAGCATATGGATTTTTAAAAGGTCCAACTGATATGTTGACATTATACGAGCAAAAGTATAGAACTGAACTACAAAAGTTTGCAGCGATGCAAATTGGAAGAAGAAGACGAGACGATTACACGGATGGTACAATAAGAATTCCAATCGAGTCACCGCCTCAGTAAAATTAGGAGAAAAATATTATGGCAATAACATCAGCAGTATGTAACAGTTTTAAACAAGAAGTTTTACAGGGTATACATAATTTTACAGCATCGTCTGGAAATACTTTTAACATAGCTTTGTACACAAGTTCTGCAACTTTAAACAAATCAACAACAGCTTACAGTACATCAAACGAAATATCTAACACATCAGGATCTGCGTATTCTGCAAAAGGAAAAGCACTTACAAGTGTAACACCTGCATTATCAACTGACACTGCGTGTTGTGACTTTAATGATATTTCTTGGACTTCAGCATCTTTCACAGCTAATGGTTGTTTAATTTTTAATGATTCAGCATCTGGCGATCCAGCAGTTTGTGCAATCGCATTTGGTTCAGACAAAACTGTAACAAGTGGAACTTTTACAGTTCAATTTCCAACAGCAGACGCATCTAACGCAATACTTCGTATAGCATAAGGAGGAAATCCTTATGTCGGTTACCCGAACATTTACAGTAACAGTTGTTTCAACTGGTTCCGGCAATAAATATTTTATTGATGGCGTACAACAACCTACATTAAATTTAGCAGAGAGTGGAACGTATAGATTTGATGTTTCTGATAGCACGATGGGTTCTCACCCATTTAAATTTTCAACAACAAACGATGGAACTCACAACGGTGGTAGTGAATATACAACCGGTGTAACAACAAACGGAACAACAGGACAATCCGGAGCATATGTACAAATTGTAGTTGCTGCTAGTGCACCCACTCTTTATTATTATTGTCAATATCACAATGCTATGGGTGGACAAGTTAACACTGTTGACCCTAATACATATGGAGTTCTTACTTGGAATTTAAATGCATGGGGTTCTCAAGATGGAACTGACGTTAGTTTAACAGGTGTTTCTTCTACTTCATCAGTAGGTTCACCAACAATTACAGCTGATATAAATACAGGTTGGGGTCAAGATGGTTTTGGCGTTGAAAATTGGGGAGCATCTGGTTTAACAGTTTCTCTCACTGGTTTAGAATTACAATCAAATGTTGGAGAAGATGTCAATTGGGGTATTCAAACTTGGGGTGGAAACACTTGGGGTGGTGAATATATTCTAGATGTTGCAGACGTCATGGGTTTAACTGGATTAAGCACAACATCTTCTGTTGGAGTTCCAACACCATCTTCTGATCTTACATTTGTTCCAACTGGGGTTTCTGCTACTTCAACACTAGGATCAATATCTTTAGATTTTAGTATAGACGTGTCTTTAACAGGATTAAGCATGACTTCAGCAGTAGGAACAATAGATCCTTCAGATCAAGTAATGGGCTTAACAGGATTAAGCACAACTTCAGCGGTTGGTGCAATATCAATTGCTTCAAACCCAGTTGTAGATTTAACAGGAGTTTCTGCAACTTCTTCAGTAGGATCTTTAATACCAGCAGATGTAATGGGTTTAACTGGATTAAGCACAACATCAGCAGTTGGTTCATTTCCTGCAGGAACACCAGCTGATGTTATGGGATTGACAGGAGTTTCTGCAACTGCTAGTGTATCTCCTATTGGCGTAGCTCCTTTAGGCTACGAAAGAATAACAGGTACTCAAACAGCAAATTATACAGCTGTTAATGCAGGTAATTAATTTAATATATTATTGACATTAAGAATAAAAGGAATTAAAAAAAGAGTACTAATTAGGAGAACAAAATTATGGCATCAACTTATACAGATCTCGGTATAGAACTAATGGCAACTGGCGAAAATGCCGGTACATGGGGAACAAAAACTAATAATAATTTATCTTTATTTGAACAACTAACTGGTGGATTTAATTCACAAGCAGTCAGTGGTACAGGAACTACAGCTTTAACAATTGTAGATGGAAACACTACTGGAACAGCTCAACATTCAATGATTGAGCTTACAGGAACTATTTCTGGAAACATTATTGTAACAATTCCTTTAGATGTAGAAAAAATGTTTTACATTAGAAATTCAACATCAGGTGCTTATACAGTACAATTTAAATATGCGTCTGGTTCAGGAGATACTTTTACTTTTACAGCAACTGATAAAGGCGATGCAGTTTTATTTGCTACAGCAAATGATGGAACTAATCCAGACATTTACACTTTACCAGCAGGAACTGGTGATGGAGATGTAACTCTTACTGGAACAGAAACTTTAACAAACAAAACTTTAACAGCACCTAAAATTGGTACTTCAATTTTAGATACTAACGGAAATGAATTATTTTTATTAACAGCAACAAGTTCAGCAGTTAACGAATTAACATACGCTAACGCGGCAACAGGTAATGGTCCAACATTTACAGCTTCAGGTGAAACAAATGTTGATATCAATATTAATCCTAAAGGATCAGGAGCTCTTAAATCAGGATCAGCTGCAGTTAAAATTGCAGGAAAAGAAACTATGTGGGTTCCAGCTGCTGCTATGTATGGAGCTACAACTAACGGTGCTGAAGCTGCACAAGTAGAAACAACAGCAACAAGACCTGATATGAAAGTATTAGATTTTGATGCAAGTACAGCAGAGTACGCACAATTTTCAGTGGCCATGCCTAAATCATGGAACGAAGGAACATTAACTTATCAAGTTTATTGGACACCAGGTTCTACAAATACAGGTAACTGTATATTTGGTTTACAAGCTGTAGCTTGTGCTGACAGTGATACTATTGACGTTGCGTATGGAACACAAATTGAAGTTACAGACGCTGGTATAGGTACAGTTGAAGATCAACAAATTACATCTGAAAGTGGTGCTATGACAGTTGCGGGTTCTCCTGCAGCAGGCGAGTTAACTTATTTTCAATTATTAAGAGACGCAGCAGATGGTTCAGATACGTTTAGTGCCGATGCAAGAGTTCTAGGGGTAAAAATATTCTATACTACTGACGCTGCTAACGACGCATAAGGAATTGAACTATGAGAGAAAAATTAGATTTACCTCTTACAGTCGAAGGTAAGGGTTCAAATAAAAAAAAATCAACACGTGGAAAATCTTTTGGTTATCAAGTTTTAGGATTTGGAGCTGGAGGTGGACCAGGTAAAATTATTGCATTTCCATTTAACGTTGATTTTTTAGTTGTTGGTGGCGGCGGTGGCGGCGGAGCCAATAACGGAGGCGGCGGAGGAGCTGGAGGTTTTAGAACTAATAGTTCTGTAGGTATTTCTACAAAAGAAACAGTAACAGTAACTGTTGGTACTGGTGGTCCATATAATGGTACCGGTACAGACTCATCTTATGCATCACCAAATTTAGGTACTTATGCTGCTGCAAGAGGCGGTAAAGGTGCAAGCGCATCTAATACTGGTCAAACCGGAGGAAGCGGTGGTGGCGGAGGTAATGGAGGTACTGGTGGTAATGGAAACGTACCTTCTGTAAGTCCATCACAAGGTAACGGCGGCGGTAACGCTGCAGGACCTGGAGGACCTTATTATCCAGGAGCCGGAGGAGGTGGAGCTGGAGGAACAGGATCATCTGCTCCAAGCACATCATCACCGGGAGGTGGTGGTGGTAATGGAAGTTCAAGTTCAATTACCGGAGGATCTGTAACATACGCTGGAGGAGGCGGAGGATCTTCTGAAGGTGGTGGAGGTTCAGGACCCGGAGGATCTGGCGGCGGAGGAGCTGGAGGAAACCAACCTGGTTATCAAGGTGGACAGCCCGGCACGGCAAATTCTGGCGGTGGCGGCGGGGGAAACCAAGGAGCTGGTGGTTCAGGTGTTGTAATTATTTCAGTGCCTACTGCAAGTTTTTCAGAATTAACTACAGGTGAACCTACAATAACAACAAGTGGTAGTAATACGATATTAAAATTTACTGGCTCTGGTTCATGGAGCACATCAGCGTAATGGCTATATTTGCAAGAATAAATGATTTTGGAGAAGTAATTACAGTTACTTCAGTTAATAATAAAATTTTAAAAGATTCAGGTGGAGAGGAATCTGAACTTAGAGGTATTGCTTTTTTAAGAACTTTATACAAAGAACAAACTTCGGTTTGGGTTCAAGGTTCTTATAATACTCAAGCAGGTGTTCATAAATTAGGAGGCACTCCTTTTAGAAAAAATTCTCCAGGAGAAGGTTTTAGTTATGATCAAACTAGAGATGCTTTTATTCCACCAAAACCATATGAGTCTTGGGTTTTAAATGAAGAAACGTGTAATTGGGAAGCACCCGTTGCACAACCAACTGATCCAAGTCCTAGTGCTTTTCAATGGGATGAAGCAACTACAAATTGGATACTCGTAGAAGGACCACTAGAAGAAGAAGAATAAACTTTTATTGACTTGATCTATTTTATATATATATTTAAAATAGAATTTTATGAAAGAAAAATTTGTTCCTGAAGCTGTATCAACTACTATAGAAGGTATTTTTCCAGTACCTATTTACTTATCTAATTTACCCAGACCTTTTTTAAAAAAAGAAAATTCTTTTTTTGCTAAATCTATGAAAAGTTATAATTCAAATGAAGGTAATATTACTTCAAATGATAATTATATTTTAAATAAACCTGCATTAAAAGATATTAAAAAAATTTTAAATCAACACATAAAGATATACTTTGACAAAGTATATGAAACTAAAAATAAAATAAAACCTTACATAACTCAATCTTGGTTAAATGTTACAAATGAAAAACAACATCACCATATACATAATCATCCTAATTCTTTAGTTTCAGGCGTCTTATATATAAATGCAGATAAAGAAAATGATAATATAAAATTTTTTAAAAATAGAGATAAACATGAAATTATTAAATTAATGCCAAAAGCATTTAATTGGTTTAACAGTGATTCTTGGGTTTATCCTGTATCTAGTGGAAAACTAGTTATGTTTCCCTCTTCTACAACTCACGCTGTAGATTTAAAAAAAGGTAATAATGCAAGAATGAGTTTAGCATTTAATGTTTTTGTTAAAGGAACTTTAGGACATCGATCATCATTAACTGAATTAATTCTATGAAAAACAATTTAGATTTTTATGTAAAAAATTATAAAGGTTTTTTAAAAGATTCACTTTGTGAAGAAACAGTAAAACAATTAAAAACTTTTAAAACTGAATGGAATGAACATTCTTTTTATAATCGAGCAACAAAACAAGAAGTTAAATTATCTGGTAGTAAAGAATTGTCTACAATGTACACAGATCAAATTACTACAAATCAAGAAATTATGGATAAGTATTGGAATGCAATACATGATTATATTTTAAAATATTTAAAGTTTTCATGGTTTGATAGTTGGGATAGTTATTCTCTTTTAAGATATAATAAATATAAAAAAAACAAACAAATGGCACAACACTGTGATCACATAACAAATATATTTGATGGAACAAGAAGGGGTGTGCCAATACTAAGTGTAGTATGTTCTTTAAATAATGATTATTCTGGAGGAGAATTTATAATGCAAGGTAAAAAATTAGATTTTAAAAAAGGAGATGTTTTAATATTTCCTTCTAATTTTTTGTTTCCACATGAAGTAAAACCTGTAAAAAAAGGAACTCGTTATTCAGCAATATCTTGGACGTGGTAATATTTTGAAAGAATATAAATTAAATAAACAAGAAGGTTTTTTAAAAGGTTGGTATATTAATCCTGAAGTATGTGACGAAATTATAAATTATTTTGAAGACAATAAAAAATTACAAAAGTTAGGTAATTTAGATATTGGTTTTGATAAGAATAAAAAAACATCTACCGATATTAGTGTAAGCATGGAAGATATGAATATGGTGCCATATTCTTTTGAATTAAAAAATTGTGTAGAAGAATATAAAAAAATATTTCCTGCATTAAATTTATATTTAGCTCCTTGGTCTATGAAAGAATTAATTAATATACAAAAATATAAACCTGGTGAAGGTTTTGTTGGCTGGCATACAGAAAATTCAAACTTAATTTCATGTCATAGAATAATGGCTTTCATGACTTATTTAAATACAGTTGAAGAAAACGGAGAAACAGAGTGGTGTCATCAAAAAATTAAAATAAAACCAGAAAAAGGTTTAACGTTAATATGGCCTTCTGACTGGACTCATTTACATAGAGGTTGTGTAGCTAAAAAAGAAACTAAGTATATTGCAACTGGTTGGTTTTCTTACGTATAATAATAATTGAATTTATCAATAATCTGCTATATTACCGACTAAACAGGTTTTTATATGTTACAAAAATTAGGCTTTTTACCAGGATTTAATAAACAAGTCACCTCTACCGGAGCTGAGTCTCAATGGACAGAAGGTGAAAACGTACGTTTTAGATACGGAACACCAGAAAAAATAGGTGGTTGGAATCAATTAGGTGATACAAAATTAACAGGTGCAGCTAGAGGATTGCATCACATGGTAAATAAAGAAGGTATTAAATATTCTATAATTGGAACTAATAGAATTTTATATGTATATACTGGAGGTGTATACTATGACGTTCATCCATTAACTAATCCATCAGGTACAGCTATTACAAATGCATTTAGCACAACTAATGGTCAACCCACAGTAACTATTACTTTTTCTACGGCTCATGGTTTTTTAGCAGGAGATATAATATTATTTGGAGACATTAGTACTTTTAGTACAATTACAGGATCTAGTTTTGGTTCTGCAGATTTTTGTGATAAAAAATTTATGGTAACTTCTGTCCCTTCAGGAACAGAAATTACTATTACAATGCCTGGTAATGAAGGAGGAGCTGGAGCAACTACTTCTGGAGGTATTACTTATTTTCAATATTACCATGTAGGACCACCAGACCAGGTAGGAGTTTTTGGTTATGGTATTTCTCAATGGGGTGGAACTGTATCAAGTCCTCAAACTACAACACTAAACGGAGGATTAAATGCCGACTCTGCTGGAACAGGTGGAAGTGGAACTACAATTAATGTAGCAAGCACGGCTAACTTTCCATCTTCAGGAACTAATTTTATATTGGTAGGCACTGAAGAAATATCTTACACAGGAGTTACAGCTACAAGTTTTACAGGGATAACTAGAAATGTTAGAGGAACTACAAACGCTTCACATAGCACTGGAGCAACTGTAACTGATACTAGTGATTATGCAGCATGGGGTCAAGCAGCATCGACCACGGATAAAGTTGCAGAACCAGGTATGTGGTCTTTAGATAATTTAGGAAGTAACTTAATAGCTTTAATATTTAACGGTGAGTGTTTTGAATGGAATTCAGATTTAGCAAATGCAGTAAGCACAAGAGCTACCATTATTAGTGGTGCACCAACAGCGTCTAGAGATATGTTAGTCTCTACACCCGATCGTCACTTAGTATTTTTTGGAACTGAAACAACCATTGGTGATAAAACAACACAAGATGAAATGTTTATAAGATTTTCATCTCAAGAAAATATTAATGATTATGCACCTACAGCAACCAATAGTGCTGGTACACAAAGACTGGCCGCCGGATCACGGATCATTGGAGCTAAACTAGGTAGAAATGCAATTTACGTTTGGAGTGATACATCTTTATTTACTATGAGATTTGTTGGAACTCCTTTTACATTTGCTTACGAACAGGTTGGAACTAACTGTGGATTAATAGGTAAGAACGCTGCAGTAGAAGTTGATGGTGCTGCGTATTGGATGTCTGATAATGGTTTCTTTAGATACACTGGTAAACTAGAATCTATGGATTGTTTAGTTGAAGACTATGTTTATAATAATCTTAACACAACATCTAATCAAATGATTTATTGTGGTATTAATAATTTGTTTGGAGAAGTTATATGGTTTTATCCTACATCAGATTCAAATGTAAATTTAAGATCTGTGACTTATAGTTATCTAGACTCAACAGCAAAACGTCCAATATGGTTTACTAACGCAAGTTCTTTATTTACTAGAACAACATGGCAAGATTCAGCTGTATTTGGTTTACCTCATGCTACTCAGTACGATGCAGATACAGACGCTTCTTTTGATGTAACAGGAAACACAGAAGGAATTACATATTATTATGAACATGAAACAGGAGTTAATCAAATAAGAGGAGGAGTAACAACAGCTATTCCATCTAACATTACATCTGGTGATTATGATATTACACAAAAAATTATAAGAGGATCTGCTACTAACATGGCTGATCTTAGAGGTGATGGTGAAAGCATTATGAGAGTTAGTAGAATTATACCTGATTTTATTAGTCAACAAGGAAATGCTATTATACAATTAGATCTTAGAAACTATCCTAATGAAACAGCAGCTAGTTCATCACTCGGACCGTTTACTATATCTTCTAGCACTACAAAAGTTGATACAAGAGCTAGAGCTAGATCAATAGCTCTTACTATATCTAACACAGCAGTAGACACTAGTTGGAAACTAGGTACATTTAGATTAGACATACAAGCTGGAGGAAGAAGATAGTGAAATTATTTGGGATAGATACAGATCAAATATATGATCAAGGGTTTGATTCAATGAATAGATATCGTGAACGTAATCCAGATAATCCTGGCGAAGTATTAAAAACATCTGGAGGAAAATTATCTAACATAAGACATGGTGTTTCTACATCATTATTAAGAGATGGTATTTTAAAATTAATTGATCCTAAATCTTTTACTATGAAAACAGTGCCACCAAGTATGAATTTTAAAAGAGGAGCAGTATCAGATCGAGGTGTTGATCCTGTAAAAAAAGCAATAGCAAATGTACTTGCTTATGCAGGAGCTGCTACTAATGAATTTGGAAAAGGTTTTTTTGAAAAAGAAACTGCAGAAGATTTAACAGCTAATTTATTTGGTTTATTAAAAACAGATGTTTATAATAGCCCTGAAGATAAAGCTGCAAAAATAAATAAATTGTTAAAAGAAGATAAGGGTGCTGTAAATAAATATTTACAAAGTTTAGCTCCTGAAGAAAAATATGAGTTGGATAGGACTTTGATGCTTCCTTTTAGGTTTGATAGAATGAGAGATCAAGATTTAAGAGGATTAAAACAAGAAGAAGATAAACGAACTGACGCAATTAATTTTGGATTAGGAGCATTTAGTGGCTAAAATAGTACAAACATTAACTAGAGCTAGTAATGAATACGAACAAGATGTAGCACAATCTTTAGTTAGAGATTTAGATGCCGTATTAGAAAAATTAAATACAACGTTTCAAGAAGAATTAAAACAGGAGATAGAAGCTAGAAGTTTCTTTTTAGATTAATGGCAGTAGTAAACCAATATAAATTTGTAGGTATAGATAACAACACTAGCGGATCTGCATTAACACCTTTTGGATCAGGCAATCCTTTAGTAAGTGAGACATATTTAATTAAATCAATACTAGTTACTTCAGCTGGTACACCAGTTGTAACTATTTTAAACAATAGTATTACAGCTATAAAATCTAAAGCTTTAACAGCTAATGAAACTACAGAATTATTAACTCAACCGCTAATAGTAGAAGGTGGTAAAACCTTTACAGTGCAATCAAGCACTTCAGATTCGTTTGATGTAGCTATTAGTTATTTAAACATTAAGAAAGAGGTAACAACATAATGACAGACATACCAACAATAACACCAGAAAAAATAATAACTACAATTAAGAACAAGAAAACAGGAGAGGTTTATAAGACCGAAGAAGCTTTAAAAGCTGCAAATATACCTGAAGAGGATGTACAAAGAGATGTAACAGTTATCATGCCACCTCTTGATTTGTTCGCAAAAACAAAGTAAAAGGAGATACTATGGACGAAAAAATTTCAATGAGAGAATCAATAGAAACTGGTGCACCTGATATTAAATATAATAGAGGTGATATTAGAATGGGTATGGAAGAAGATACTCAAGGTAAAACAGTAGCCGCAGAAATATGGTCACAAATGGAACCAGAACAAAAGGCTCAGTTTGCTAGTTTTGAAGCTTTCTTTGCTAGTGGAATCTGGAAACAAATTATACAACAGTTGCAACAAGATCAATCCGGTGTAGCATCCATGCAGGAAGATGTTAACGTAGCAGAAAAAATGCCAGGTGGTGGTATAGCTGATGTTAACGTTAATGAAAAAGTTGCAATGAGAGCGAACGGCGGGATTATAGGTCTTTACAACAAAGGAATGTAATCATGGCTGGGATAACTAGCACTAAAAAAATTAAAGGCCAACCACATCTGTTGGCATACATAACACCAAACGAAGTTGAAAAACTAAAAGCTTTAGGTGGTCAAGAAACTATGACACCTGAAGGTATACCTGCGTATCCACCAGGTATGGGTGATCCAAATTATGAAGGAAAAACTTCTTCCTCAAAAACAAATAATCCTCCAAGCAGTAAAGGTAGAGATTTAGATTATCAAATGTCTGGTGGTAAAACAGGTTCTACATTTGAAACATATAGAGGTGGTAAAAATATTGGTGTTGATAATTATTTAAAACAAAAATCTCTTCAACGAAAAGGAAAAATTAAAGAAGCCGAAGAGCTTCAAAAAGCTATAGATAAAGGTCAATATTATAGCACAAGTCCTAATCAAAGTTTTTTTGAAAGAATAGGTACAAGAAAAAATAACTATAATAGAAATGCAAGAAAAAAATTTATTAACTATTTAATAAAAGAAAAACAGAAAAACTTGCAAATGGGTTTAATGGACC